CGATCGGTGATTATCTGGAAGCACGTGGAAACGTGAACCGGATGAAGGGGGAGGGTTACATCTCAACATTCCATGATACTAGGGGTCGCACCTCGTGGGTACCGGAATTCCACACTTTGAGAAGTGGGGGTCCGTACTTTTATCGACACTTAACTGTGTCCAGGGTGCCGCTGTCTACTCCACCTGAAGTGCCTTTCCCACGGTTTAAGGGCCTTAACAAGGTCCCATCGTGGCGGAGAGCATTGACGGCTGTAACGCTCGCAGCACAGGCGTTGTTGTAACAACTTGTTTAGGTGATCAGCCTTTTCTGATCTTTCTGTTTTAGAGGATGACATTATGTCCGCAATTGCAAACATCACCATCGCCGATGGTGCAACCACCCCTGTAAGTCACGTATTCGCCCCGGTCCAAAGTACTCCGGTCGCCGTCTGGCAAGACACTGATTCTGCAAAAGCCTACCTGGCTTCGCAGTTTAAGTTCAATGTCCAGACCAAGCGGTCTACGAGCACCAAGGGCCTTACACGTGTGCGAATTGCAATGGAGTTGCCAACCATGGGTACCGGTGTTGCTCTTCCGGCCTCTGAAGTGGACTATTCCGACACGTGCATCATCGAGTTTCTGCTGCCTAACCGCGGCCTGAAGCAGGGTCGTAAAGACCTTCGCACTCTGGTCCGCAATCTGCTGGCAGATGCTCAGATCATCGATGTAGTCGACGAATTGCGTTCGGCGTATTAAAGCCGACGCTGTTTTGATACCTTTTTAGGAGATAAATATGTTCTTTTTTGAGACCTTTCTTAGGAGTGACAGCGATGCCCTCACAGATCGACTCGCAACAACCTTCGCCGAAGAAGCAGGACCCTACGCGGAAGAGATTAAAACCCTCATCTCGCGCAAGGACTACCCTGCTTTGGTCAACTTTACTGTTGACTACGGTAGGTTTACTGACCCACTCGCCGTCTTTGCTTGTAGACAGTCTCTCGCTCTTTTCCAAAAGCGGGATGATCTGAATATAGGCGTTGACAAAGAGCAGGTCGCGCTCGAAAAATTCCTCGAGAGCGAGCGTAGCTGTAGTGAAACGAATGAACGCCTTCGCCGGCATAGACTGACCGGGGATAACCCCTGGCTGGACCGTGTATTTTACATGGCTCAGCGAAAAATCAGTTACATACTTGGCGACTGTCCGACATTCGAGCAGCTGCAGTTATGTTATGGTCCTGGTGCCAACACCAACTGCCAAACAAAAACATCGGCACGTTGGAAGCTGTCATCAAAACCAGCTTGTTCATCGAACATGGTGAGTAGCATTGCATCGCTACTTGCCGAGGTTCCGGCCTACTTAGACGTTCACGACACGCGAGTCCGAGAGGACTCGTTCGTTGTTGACGTTGATGTGGTGCCGGGCAAACTAATGTTCGTACCCAAAAATGCTAAGACTCACCGGTCTATAATGGTGGAGCCTAGTCTAAATTCCCTCCTTCAAAAAGGGTACGGGACGTGGATGAAGCGCCGCTTGTTAAAAGCCGGCATCAATCTTTACGATCAGTCGCTGAATAAGCGGCGAGCGCGTGAAGGTTCGATGTATGGCCGTCTCGCGACGGTCGACCTGTCGAGCGCATCCGATACCATCAGCTATGAACTTGTGGCTGATTTGCTCCCATTTGAATGGTTCTCCGCACTTGATAGTGCAAGGACCTCAAATGTGACGTATAGAGGTGAGGCACTACCACCGTTGAAGAAGTTTTCTTCGATGGGAAATGCCTTTACATTCGAGCTTGAAAGCTTGATTTTCTATGCGTTAACTTGGAGCGTGTGTCGGTTAGAAGGTATTCCGCCAGATATCAGTGTTTACGGCGATGACATAATCTGTCCCGTCGAGTGCATTGAAATGCTGGAAAAAACGTTCTCTATGTGCGGCTTCACAGTGAATCGTGATAAGTCGTACTCGGAGGGCGTCTTCCGTGAATCTTGCGGAGCGGACTACTGGAAGGGAATAAACGTAAGGCCGTGGTACCAGAAAACAACCTGGTCCCCGGCCAGCCTCGCCTCTTTTCACAATTTTCTAGTGAGAGAGTGTTGGAGCTTGGCGTACCCGGATGCAATTGAGACAGCATCTGGGAGTATACCCGAGCACCTGAAGCTTCACGGTCCTGACGGTTATGGCGACGGGCACCTCATCTCTGAGAGTGCTACTTATCGCCCGTACAAAAGGGATCGTGGGTGGAGCGGCTTCGTTTTCGAAACTTACGTTCAGCGGGCACGAAGGATTAAGGCTAAATGCATTGGCGATCGCGTTCTACCGGTTTATACCGTGTATATGCGTATGGCCGAGGCAGAGTCGCCTGACTACTTTGCCGTTCGTGGAGCAGTAGGTGAGAAACGTATAAGCGTTTACACGCTGGGACGGTTCTAACCGTTTTTTCGACCCGAGAGGGTCTGGAGGG